ATGATGAAATGACAAATTACAGTCTACGTGTCAACATCGCAGATAAAATTAAACTCACACTTTGTAATGCAAATACATATTATTCAATTGTAGATATTGATGATTTATGGTTAAATGCATATATATTTAAACATGTATTAGAAATACAAATTAAAATAGATTGTTTGCGGCTATTAGGAGAGTATAAATGGCGGAAAATGAATCAACCAACAGTGCGGTTTGGAGATGTTATTGTACATATTGAAGATGGGCTTTATAATTGTACCATTGCTTCCACTGGAAGCAATACTAGTACTGGCATTAATGCCAGTGGTACAGGACGTACACTTAATTATTATTTAGGGCAAATTCCAGGTATACGTGATTATATGGAAGACCGTTTAGCGTATGAACGGCGATTTCGGCAAATAGAATGGCTCACTTATGTGGATGATTGTTGGTTAGAAATGGGGCTGGAAAATAATGGAAATTCAATTGTGGGGCGGGGTGTATCAGGTCTTGGTTTTGGTACAGACGGTTTTGATTCAGGGCAAATAGGTGCATCAGACAATGAAAGTTCTGGTATTGGGGATGAATCAGATGATGAATCCTGGCGCAACTGGGTTCCATCAGACGATGAACTAGACGATGATGCAAGTTCTACAGGAACAACTACAGGTGCAAGTGGAGGAGAGGAAACCGGGGCTGGTGGCTTGACAGGCTGAGCCGCGCAAAGCATCCAATGAACTATAGCATCATATGGGACATCATGACGAACGCCTGATGGAGATATCCAACCAATATGATATTTTTCATTTATTATGTAAAAGGTAGCATATGTGCGAACCCAGTCATCAAGAAGCACTGCAATATCATGTACAGTTGCTTCTACAGGAATATGCGCTTCACACCACACTCTAAAAGCTTCTGTTGCTTGCGCTGGCGGATGTCTATACAATGCATAAAGGTCCATTTATGGCTCTTTACATATTGTAGTTATTAAAATTTAACATAAGCAATGAATATGGGGGCAAGCGGAGTAGCAGCTTGCGTCCGCGCTATGCGCGTTGGGTGCTTTGCACCTAACCCCCCATTCCAAATGTTGATTCACTACTATATTTAATATACAAAAATCCATCATGCGGGTCTTTATGATAAACATAGAGTTCACTCATAAGTGTAGCAGTTGTAGGTAGCATATCTCCTACAAAAAGAAATAGTGCTTTTTCAGGAGGAAGGCTCAAATTTTTCCTTATAACATATATAAACTGTCCCATTGTCATATTTTCAGGTGCCAAGAATCTGCATTTATGAAGAGTTGCTACGTCGGCTGCACGAGATGCTTTTTCTACAATTACAGGGACACGCCCAGGGAAACGTTGTCGGATGCGTTCAGACTCCGCTATCCGCGCACTTAATGAGGTGCGAGACTTGAAGTCTGTCATTTATTGGACAATGTTATTTTTTCAATGCATATTTTGCCAGCGACCAATATTTGGAATTGCTAAATAATTACTTCCAGCGCACTCCTTAATTGTATAATCAAGTTCTGTTAACACCTCTAATACAGATCGCGCAGGATTATAATATCCATCCATATGAACAGTAGGACGTTTTTCATTATGTTCAAAGAAAAGTACAGGGCTACAATGACGAATAAGGTTGCGCCCTCCATCGACAACAAAGTTTTCAAATCCTTCCACATCAATCTTAATGAAATCTACGGGAGGATTATGGCAATTCCATAATTCATCTAATGTATATATTTCAACGGCTTCTCCACCAACTCCTAATTGCCGCCCACCAAAATTAAACATATCTGTGGAATTTAATGGCATATTACAATTAGGACCATCTGGAATTGTTGCATGCATATATGCAGTACAGCGCTTATTACCTAATGCAGCCGCAATAGGAATAATATTGTATCGTTTTTGAATTGCTATATTAAATTTAAGGAGATCATGCAGGACTTTCTGCGGCTCATATGCATAAATTTGAGCAGTTGGGTTAAGTGCACTATAAATGAGTGAATGAGAGCCTGCATGGGCTCCTATATCAAGAATTATATGAGACTCGCGAATAAATGGTGCAAGAACATCTTCTACAAGTTCCTGCTCATATATGCGACCTTGATTGAGAGCTTGCACAAATGCATAATCATTTCTCAAATATGCCATAGGTCCATATTTTGTTTCATTTAATGTATATTGCATCCTGTCTATTAGGATGATGGGTGTAACTTTTAATAGGTTCTAAAAGAGACTATTAGAAGTTGGGTTGCTCCTGGTGGGGGTCGAACCCACGACCTCGGCGTTGCGTAAAGTATAGAGAAACTTCTATAAGCACCGCGCACTAACCAACTGTGCTACAGGAGCTATATTTTTATATCAAAAAACATGGCTCCTGATTTGTAATTAGGATGAGCCGACTAGCTGACTGGCTAGTTTCATCCCCTATCCGCCACAATTATTATATTAATTGCAGTCTTTAAGTTTTCAGGGTGACGAGGGCGTAATCACGAATGACTTGAGCCGCAAAATATTGCCCATTCCAATATGTAAGTACTGCTGGAATAAGTAGAAGTGCCTTTTCCCAAACGGCTAAACCAGGTATTTCACATACAAAAGCAGTCAATAATGTAGCTAGTGCCATACACCCAGGACTCCTGATCCATACATTAATATAATTATTAATAGCCTTTTCGGTGTTCCGTGCTAGTCGCCCATTTCTCACAAGGGCAAGACAAATATAATCAATGAACCCTGGTAGACCTGTCGTAAAAAAGAGAGAAAATCCCATAAATGTATAGCCCTCATGAATAACGCCAATAGGAATCGCCAAACCAATCATAAGTGCATGATGGAGCCAGTCATCAAAACGGAATTTACGCCAATATCGTGCAATATGATAAAAATGCAAGGCGATGCAAATATCAACTGCAGACATATTAACAGTCTGTGTAGCGACTGTAGAAAATGCAGTTAGGGTTGTGATGACTTCTGGGGCAGTTAGGACGATAATACAGGCATTGTGAATGGCGTGAACAATATAGTAGATTCCTTCAAGATGAGCAGCAGTTAGGAGCACATCGATACCATAAAAGGTGCCAAAGGCTGTTGCTGTCAGGAAAATATCAGTGAGCATCTTTACAGTAGAGATGTGTGTGCGGTTTATGTTAGCAGATGATTTGTATCAGCTAGTAACATGAACAACTTCAGATTTGGTCCTTGTGAGTATCGATCTCACTACCTCCGTGTTATCAGCACGGCGCTCTACCATCTGAGCTAAAGGACCTTATAAATTGTATATAATTTATAAGGAACTTGTGTTGGCTCAACACAGGATTGAACTGTGGACATCCTGCGTGTCAGGCAGGCACTCTACCACTGAGTTATTGAACCCCGCATATATCTCTATATGCTTAATAATGCCCTCACACGGAATCGAACCGTGGACCTTTTCATTACTAATGAAATGCTCTACCGCTAAGCTATGAGGGCGGTAAATTTCTCTATATTTTTATAGAGAACAATGTGGTCCCACCCAGATTCGAACTGGGGTTACAGGAGTCAGAATCCTGTATGATAACCAACTACATTATGGAACCAGCGATATGTGGGGTACGAGAATCGAACTCGTGCTCTTACGAACTGCAACCTGAATGCAGCGCCTTAACCGCTCGGCCAACCCCACGTTTTTGGCAATAACTTTCTCACGAACCGGATTCGAACCGGTGACTAAAGGAGTTCCACTTAGAGATAACTTTCTCTACAATCCTCTGCGCTACCACTGCGCCATCGCGAGACGCTAGCTCCCTTGCTCGCCAAGAGCTAAGCTATTATACGCCGGTATCTTTTATGAGAGTTTTAAACGCGAGTTGGTGTTTTTGTTGCAGTGGCTGTTCTGCTTGCAGATCGTGTCGCTGTCCTACTCGCAGCAGGCGTCTTAGATGTCGATGATGTAGGTGTTGCAGACTTTGTTGTTGTACGTGTAGCAGTATTGCTTGGTGTCATTGTCTTTGATACAGAGGAGCTTGGTGTACCAGTCTTCGTAATTGTCTTCGACATAGATGGCGACTTTGTCATTGTCTTCGACACAGATGGGGTCGGCGTTTCTGTTCTCGTAATTGTCCTTGAAACAGATGGCGACTTCGTAATTGTCCTTGATACAGTTGGGCTCGGTGTTTCTGTACGTGATACTGTAGCAGTTACAGATGGCGACTTTGTAATTGTCCTTGATACAGTTGCTGACGCGGTTGTAGACCTTGTAATTGTAGGTGTCTTTGATGGGCTGCGGCTATTCGAAAATGATGGAAGTTTCGTAGGAAGACGAGGGATTGTAGGGAAAGCCGTTGTCGGGAGCTGCGTTGGTAGAGGTGGGAGAGTTGGGAACTCAGTTGCAGGAAGTTCTGTGGAGATTATAGGGATCTCAGTTGACAGACTTGGGAATGGGCGCAAACTGGGATATTCCGTTTTTAGGATATCTACAGGAATTGTCGGAAGATCTGTTTTAATAATATCAGGAATGGATGGATATTTGGATGAAAACACCTCAGGGACAGATGGGAGCTCAGTTACAGGAATTGGAGGAAACTCTGTAAAAATTGTAGGAAATGCTGGAATACTGGGTAGTTCAGTTAGAAGTGATGGGATAGTATCAGGAATGGATCCACGAATAAAGTTCGATGGAAGGTCGGATGGGATTGCTGGGATAGATGGAATTACATCTGTGGGGATTTCAAGTGGAGGTAGCGTGGGAAATGCAGTAGATGGAATTGCCGGCAGTGAGTCAGTCGGCTCAATAGATGGAAGTTGCTTAATATATGTATAAAAGATGCCAGGAATAGAAGGAAGCATCGTAAATGTTCGCGTAGGGAATGGGCTAGGATTACTTGCACCAGATGCTCTCACCGATTGTGAAGGTAGAATCGGAGGAATAAAGGATGGAAGTGTAAATCCAAACTGCAGAGAACGAGGTTCATCCGCAGTTGCTTTAGTTGCTGCAAGTAATGATATAAATCCACGAAGCATTTCTCTAGAATCTATCTAACTGATGAGTAAATAGTTTAGGCTGCGTGAGCTTGGATTGCAGAAACAATTCAAAATTGACTTTCGAACCAGCTTTTAGAGTACACAACCACATTCATAAATGGATTCCGAAGAAGCAACTTGTTATATTTGCTATGAACCTGCAACTGCAGATAAGCCATTTTGTAAAACAAACCACTGCCTCTGTAAAGGCAGTCTCTTTATTCATACAGCATGCCTAATTGATTTGCGTAAACATTCCTCTAAATGCACTATATGCAAAAGCAATTTTGCAGAAAAAACTCCTGGTGAATACATACTATTAGGTACTGATGGAGGACTTCGCAAAGTTTCCTATGTCAATAAAGAGTATTATAATTATATATATACAATTAATAAGGATGGGCTAACTCATGGGGAGTTTAAAATTTATTATCCATCAGGGCGGCTACGTGCGGTTCAAAATTATTTGTATGGGGAAATGTTTGGAGAGGCGCGCACATATTATGATAATGAAGCCAATTCATTGCTAGCAATTGCAAATTATGTTGCAAATAATAAGCATGGGCTACTAAAATGGTATACACATGATGGACGACTTGAAAAGGAGCTCAATTATTATGATGATTTATTGCAAGGGCTAGCTACAGAATATAAATCAGATGGTAAACTTTACAAGACGTGCAATTACAAGGGTGGTGTACTTCATGGAGAGGAGACTGTGTATTTGCTACATGATTTTCATAAACAGCGAATGTATGAAAATGGGCGTTGTGTATCCGAGATGATTTACCAAAACGGGCGACTAAAAAAGAAGAGTATTTATTAAGAATGATATCGGTTGCTGAACAATTAGGGCGCCGCTATTTTTTATTTGGAGCCCTCGCTGTCCTTATAATTGGAATCCTTGTACTGGGCTATTTATATGCAGTTGATAGTCCGTTTCGACTTCACACATCGGATGCACGAGCTCGTATAGTCCGTGGCGAATTCAAAACAATTGTTGATGTTCGTACAGACTTGGAGTATTGGGCTGGGCATTATCCTGGAGCAATCCATATTCCGACTGGGAAAATCTTAGAAGAGGCTTATGATACCCTTCCGAACCTAGAAGAGCATATATTAGTATATTGTAATTCAGGTCAACGAGCTCGTCATGCAACAGAAGTACTGCGGTCGCTTGGCTATAAGAATGTATATTATGTAGCGAGCCCATACTGGAGTCTTTTATAACACTACTGCAATTAGAGAGTTGCAGATGAGTTCATTAGTGGATGGGCGCGGACGAGGGGCTATTAAGGAAGATGCAGTATTATTTGTATTCTATAAATTTAAGACTGGGAAGGAAGGTGAAAAGTGGAATTATACACGCATGCCAAAAGGATGGATGCATGTTGGCAGTTCGACAGTGGCTGGTGCAGATACAGCCTACCCGAATGAGGAGCAGTTTGGTGGAACCGCAGATAAGCAGACGCAGATGAGAGTTTTCTTGCATAAAATCTTTCAGAATTTGAAGGAGCGCAAGGTAATTAGTAAATTTAAAATAAGGGAGACGTATAAGCCATAACGCTAGAGGTAAGCGAAGTGCGTTTAAAATGCCAAAAAAGTATCTTCGGCATGAGTGTGAAGGCGAGGCGGGGCTTCTCACAATTCCCTGATAGCTCAGTTGGCTAGAGCGCGGAGCTGTTAACTCTGAGGTCGCAGGTTCGAGTCCTGCTTGGGGAGCATTCTTTTTGAATTATTAAATAATTGAAAAAGAATTATTTATACAAGTTCATTTACAACTTCTTAACAGCTGCTGCAGGAAGCATTTCATTTTCATAGTCATCATCTGCCCCATCCATATCAATAACAGCCGCTTCTGCGGAAGCTCCCATACGATTACGGTCAAGTCGCTCTTGAATTGCTAGCTTCTGCTGCATTTTACGCATAACAGATCCTTCTAAATCATCTTCAATCATTTCACGTAGCAGACGCTTCTTGTTCTTCAATATGAGAGCCGCCTCTGCAGCAATATGTTTCAACTTACCATCCTTATCAATATAAATATGAGTATGTTGAATATCACCGCATATATCGGGCTTACGTAAATTTTTAATTGTACCAAATTTACGTTGAAAATCCTCTATAATAGGGTCGGGAATGAGTGGGGACTGTTCAATTAGGCGGTCGAGCTCATTTCGGCACACTTTTAGGAAGTCGCGTGCATCAATACGTTCGGTAGGAGCGATAGCGAGTTCAATTGCAAGAAGCCGCTGGAATTTACCCCAGGAAATAGAGGCTACTCGATTGGATTCGGATTGTTGTGCGAAGCGGAGGAAATTATTGAGTGTTGTAAGAAGACCAGCAATTAGGGAGATGCCGCCAACTGCAAGTGTAGCCGTTTGTGCATTTTTTGTATCGGATCCAAAGAAAGAACCCATACCAAAGTTTGCTGTACCAGTTAGGGTAGATAGGACAATAACTGGAATTGTTATACCCATATTATAGCTACTATAACGTTTCTCTGTACGTGCATGTAGCCAACGATAGCATGCTGCAATATCTGCCCAATCTGCCATGAGCTCCTCCTGCTCTTTGCGCCAACCATTATTTGGGCGTGGGGGCTTTGTTGTCTGGGCGGCTCCAGATACATCTACTGGTGCTGCTATTGGTGTTGCTGCGACAGCGTCGGAGCTTGCAGGTTGTTCCATCCCTTCTACTCAAGAAAAAATATTTTGAAAGCAAACACATCTGCTATTTTTACGCATCATCAGGAGCTGAAATAGGACTTGTTTTTTTCTTATATTTATTTGCAGCCGCTTCCAATCCTGATTTATAAATAGCTTCTGCAGACTTTGTAGTTAGGGTTGCTGCATCAATTCCTTTAGGGACTGATACAAATTTCTTTGTTTTGAGATCTGTTTTAAACATATAAGGTCCGTATGGTCCTACACGAAATTCGTAGACGCCGACACGGACTGGTTTGGACGCCTGGGATTTTGCAGCTAGTTTTACAGCGAGATCTTTATATGTGTCTTGCTCTGTACAAGATACACGTACACCATCGCACTCTGCATACCATCCATATTTGCCTTGCTTTTTGACAATTTGACCTTTAATTGATACATCAATATTGATTGAACTTTCATCTGCTGAACTTTTATTTGAATCTGCGGTTGAATCTGGTGATGAGTCATTCTCCTCGGGTTCCACAACTACTGCAACCTGTTTATCTGCGGCTGACTTCGCAAATCTGCGAGCCTCTTCTTCTGTTAGGTCATGGAATGCTTTTTTACCAACCCATCCATAAAAGGTAGGTTTAGTCCCCTCAGGGCTCCCTTCTGGTGGTTCTTGTAGTAGAAGTGGTCCTTTCTTTGTAAGAACAGCCTTGAGACCGCCCCCAAAATCTCTAACTCGGTCAGATGGGGCTTTAAGCCCTTTGGCTCCGCTAGGAGCGGGAGCAGCATCTTTTAGGGATGTGTATCGTTCACTATAACTGTCCCATGTCTTTCGCAGAACACGCTTCCATGGCGCAGCTCCCTTGGCAATATCATCCAGCTCCTTTTCCATTTCTGCTGTAAAATTATAGGAGAAAAGGTCTTCAAAATGTTGTAGTGCAAAAGCGAGTGCAGAGCGACCTAGAGCGGTTGGCACAAGTTTTCCTTTTTCAGCCCCAAACATCTTCTCTACTGGCTCATAGGAAGGGGCTGCTTGCCCTAGCGTCAAATGCATAATATTGAAGACGCGTTTCTTACCAGGAATATCCTTTGTTTCTACATATCCTTTATCTTGAATAGCAGCAATTAGGGATGCAAATGTAGATGGGCGACCGATTCCTTTGCGCTCTAACTCTCGTACAAGAGTCGCTTCTGTATAACGAGGGGCAGCTTTGGTCTCTTTGGGAGTAGCATGAAGAGCTTGCCATTGGAGTTGTGCACCGACTTTTAGAGAAGATGCAAGTTTCCAGGCAGTCGCTGCTGAGTTTTCTTCTGGATCATCGGACTCCTCATCAAGCTGCGCAGCCTGTACACCGAGCGCTTTCCATCCAGGGAATGTTGTGCGGCGCCATTTGGATTGCCAAGGGAAATCTTCTGCATCTTCGTTGTCAGGAAGGAACTGGATGGTTCGCTGTTCACCTTGCGCGGCTGCCATAACACTTTGCACGGCTCGTTGCCAGATGAGTTTGTAGAGTTTGCGCTCCATCTGTGAGTATTCCTGATCTGCTGGTAGCTCATTGAGCTCAAAATGTGTAGGACGAATTGCTTCGTGTGCCTCTTGGGCTTGAGGGGCTTCTGCAGCCGCCACTGTAGCAGTTTTCTTGCTTTTAGGGGTTGGCTTCTTGGCTGGTGCAGCCGCTGGCACCGCAACATATTCAGCCCCAAACTGTTCCTCTACTAATTGCCTGGCTGCTGTAGCAGCTTCCTCAGAAAGAACTGCAGAATCAGTTCGCATATATGTAATATGACCTCCTTCATATAATTTCTGTGCTGCGCTCATAGTGCTTTTAGGGTTGTATTTGAAAAGCGCAGATGCTTCCTGTTGCAGAGTGGAAGTGATGAGAGGAGCGGGTGCAGATGCAGACCAAGTGGTAGTAGCAGCCTTGGTGATCGTTGCAGAGGGAGTCGTTCGCAGAATCTCTAAAATTGCAGTAGCAGATTCATCGTCTGCAACATCATCTAATTGCTGAGCATGAAATGCGGGAGTAGCGGGAAAGGCTGGAGTCTTTAAGCCCTTCTGACTGCCGTTGGCTAACACGCTGGCGCTTACCCATTCCCCAGTAATACCCCAGGAGCTTGCAGCAGTATGCCCTTCAATCTCCTCTTCGCGCTCACACACAAATCGCAGTGCAGGTGTCTGGCAACGCCCTGCAGAGAGTCCTGGAGCAACATATCTCCACAGTAATGGAGAAATGGTGAAGCCGACCATCATATCTAGCATGGCGCGGCTCTGTTGTGCATATACACGATTCATATCAATGACCCGTGGATTTGCAATAGCATTACATACAGCTGTTTTTGTAATTTCATGAAACACTGCTCTCTTTGTTGTTGCAGCTGGTAGGCGCAGAAGCGTTGCAACAGAATAGGCAATTGCTTCACCTTCTCTATCATCATCGGATGCTAGAATGACTTCGTTCGCCTCTGCTGCTGCTGCTCTAATTGCTGTAATAGCTCGTGTTTTCTCTTTCTGAAATTCATATTTAGGAGTAAAATCTGTCTCCAAACCAACTGCACTGAGAGTTGGTTCAAGAGCACGAATATGACCAAAGGATGCAATGACCTTGTAGCCTGAGCCAAGAAAGCCGCTAATTTTTGCGGTCTTGGCAGGTGATTCAACAATTACGAGTTTCATTATGGCTTGTTGCTGGTGCTGTTAGGGTGTGCTTGTTCAATTTTTGCGCCTCTTCTGTGTACGCTTGTTATGACGCTGAGTTTGTTTACGCTTGCCACCTTTATGTAAATTTGGGTACATTATTTTAGCTTCATCTATATAATGATTGCATAAAATATCTAATATATCAAGTTCTGATAAATATCCTGTATTATTTAATCCAAATAATTCATATTTTATACCATATTTAGATTTCCACCAAATTGAAAATGTATTAATACTATTATTATTTATGTGTGTTTTACATTTATTATAATAACTTGAAAAATTACGATTAATATAGTCTTTTACTGTTTGTAATTTTTGTATAATTTTATCAGTAAATTTATTAATTAATTGTTTATGCGACATATTATTTTCATCTAATGACATTGAATTAATAAGTTTTAATTTAATATTATTTACTAAATCTTTGTTATATTGTAATGTTTCAATATAGGCTAAATATCGTCCGATTTGTGTATTAATGCCATCAGTACAATAGTTTTTTCCAATATTTCTATATTGGTTTTTTTCAGTTTGTTCAGGAGAACGTTTTTTTTGACCAAATAAACTCCAACCACCACCACGTAAACGGCGTGTATGTTTTACCATCTATTATATGAACATGATTAAATTGTTAGATACTGAACAAAGAATATGTAAAATTATATGATATATATTACTGATTTCTTCACGCTTATCAAATACAAATTGTTCTGTATAATATCCGTAAAAATACAAGAAGTTTACAAGTAAAAATCCGGAAACAACCGCAATAACAAGTGGTGAAATAACGCGCTTTTCCACAAATATTATATATGTACCCATAAGTACAATTGTTCCAATTACGCCCTTATCTATATATCCCATAATTGGATGGTTACGCATTTGATGATATAATATAGATGTTATTGTAAGCATACCAAATAAAAATACATATAAATAATTATTAATAGATAGTGCTATAAATACATTTGTTAAGAACAGAAGTGCTGAATAGCATAATATACTATCAGCCATGTTAATTATTAAGGATATAAAAACAACTACTAAAAGTAAGTAGCGGCAATGTCATTGACCATTAATGGACGTACACCTGGAGCATTATATGAGCTAGTTGCCCGAGGTGCAAAAGATAAATACTTCTTTTCCGATAAAAATCCTGAGAATCCTTTCAATAACTTTTATGAGCCGCAAGCTCCTCGTTTACCGGAAACACGTATACAACAATCACTAAATGCTGCAGATTTTGGACGTGCTGTAGAGTTTCAATTAGAGACATTTGGAGATGTGCTAACAGACGCAACTGTAGTAATTGATCTGCCAACATGGTTTGAAAATCTGCCACTCTCCGCAGCTGTCGGTGCAGCCCCTTGCAGACAATCTGTTCTGGCAAATGATTGGCGATGCACAGACCTCGATGCATCAGGTGTAGCCTTTGGTTATACAAATGGCATCGGTTATTTTCTTTTTGAACGCATCCAAATTTTCCAAGATCGTATTCTATTAGTCAATATATCAGGGGATTCGCTTCAAGCTCTCGATTTAACAGAGCGCAGTTATAATCAATCATTCCTAAATGATCGTATGACTAGCCGGCATGATGGGTCTGCAAGGCAGATAGGAATATCTGCGGCTCCTGGTCGTCTGCGTCTGCGCCTGCCATTCCCAGGATGCCAACACGCAGATGATGGTGGCTTCCCCATCTGCGCTGCTCGTAGTCAGAACTTTCGTGTTCGTCTGCAACTTCGTAAATTTGAGGATGTAATAGAAGGTTCAGATGGGAGCTTCTTCCCAAATCCATGCAAATCTATAACAGGATCTGCTCGCCAATTCCAAACAACAGATGCAAGCGGTATCCCTCTAACTGCAACAGCTATTCCTCGAGAAAAGCTTGGACAACCAGTTATACAATTAGAGACTACTCAACTCTATATTTCACCCGCAGATTCTGCAGAGCTAGCTAAAAAGCAAATACATATTCCTTTCCGCAATTATGAGGATCAGGAATATACAATAAATGAGCCTGAATATGCATCCTTTGATAAAGGATCTGCGCCACCAATTACGCGCCGCCTTGAAGGTCGCCATATAATTGAACGCATTGTATGGTATTTCCGTGAAGTTCAAGCAATGCAGTCCAATCAACGATGGCGACTAACTGCAGATGAAGTATATGCAGGTCCATCCTTAAATAATACAGGTAATTTCTATAGTTCCCTTAAAATAGTAATAGCAGGACAGGACAGAGAGAGTTTATGGGATGCATCTATTTGGAAGGATGTGGAAGCGCTGGTGAAGGATGAACGGGATACTGGGCGGCAGCAGAATGAGATACGATGGTCTCTTGGATCGCAGTATGAGCGGCGCATTGGGTCAGCACGGCAATTAGAAGGCGGTGTGAATTTCTCCACAGCAGACCGCCCGACATTTTTATTTAATTTACTTAATACACTACACAATCCTGTAAATGGGCAACGCAAAACGTATTTGCAGATTTGCACAGAGCAATGGGCTGTTATGGAATTTGAAGGCGGTCGTTGTCGTTTACTATTTGCAAACTAATATGGCTACTAAAAGTAATGAGCCAGCCTCCATATATATGTACAAATAAAAATATATCACCTGTTCTACAAGCATTAAACAATTATGAAGGATATGATAAGTTTGTTACACAACATACTGAACATACACTAAATGAATTTATAGAATTATTTCATGAACTAACTAATAATACATTCTACATTCTAAAAGTTATTCCTGTAACAATGCACATATTTGTACAACGTAATTGGTTTAATGAAATTGATTGCAAACATGATAATTCACTTTTTGTTATACAAGGGCATCATATATTTAATTATATATTTTATGACAATGTATGGTGGCAGGTAGATGGATCAACCAATGAATGTAAACAATTAGATGAGTTCCAATTAGGGCTTGGTACAGATTATTGCCTTATTCCTATAAGAAAAAATTGTGCAGATGATTTTATGAAAGTACTTCGTAGTTGGAATCCAATAGATAAATTTTACAAAGAAATACAGGTTGAACTTGTTATGTCATTATATAATCAGAAGTTAGAGCGCCCTGTGCATTATGAGGATGAGTTAGAGTAGTGGTTATGCAACTTTTTCTGGAGCTGTTATAGAAGGAGCAAACAGTTTCGTTTTGAGTTCACGAATTTTTTGTGAAAGGTCATATACTTTATTTTGTGAATTATAGAGTGCAGTATATCGTTGTTGGTAAGGATGTGGCATATTCATTCTCCAAGCATCAGGATTACGATAAAATTCAGCGCGTTCATTATTTAGTTCACGTTCTTCAATACGATTCTTCTTAACAAGTGTCTTATATTCCTCTAATAGAGCTTTATACTCTTCTGATGCATTTAATACAGCATTCTCACGCTCACGTTGACGCATTTTAGTGGCAGAAAAGCGCTCTACATTTGTCCAGTCATCTGCAATTAGAGGGACCGTGCATCCATATGCTTTATGAACATTCATCATTGTTTCATTGATAAAATCACGCAGACAATCTACCTCTGTTAGGAGTCTGCGTCCATTTTCAGGCGTAGGATCTTCTGCAACAATACGGAACTGCTCAGCAGCTGCTACAAGATATGTATCTAATACATCACGAATGGCTTTATCGCGTTCACGCTGTCGTTCCTCCTTCTGCAGCTCTTTTTCAATAAATTCTTTCGTCATCTCTTTTAGGAGATAACGAATACGATATTGCTCTGTGTTTTGTATAACTGTATGAGATGCATAATACGGTGCTTCTACTCCTTCAATATGTGTAGTAATACGATAGCGATTGGAAATCTCTGCACGCAAATCATTGTCAAATACATATTGTTTTTGGGGTGTCTTCATATAAATGAAGTGATCATTTGGCATACCGCCGCAAGGAAGTGGTTCAGCAGCATGAGCCGCACCTGGTGCATTGGCTCCTACGCGATTACGCCATTCAAAGTAATGAGGATTGTGAATATTACCACGTGTAATGATCTCGAGTGTCTTCCAACTAAAAGGGGTATGACATGATGTACAGAACATCATATCACAACCTTCACGTTTCTCAATTGCTTGTCCACATTTCGGGCATGGTTTGCAAGATGTACGAATGAGCTCCGCAGTTTCCAAATCATCCTTCTTGCATTCATGGGGTGCATCATGTATCTTGCCTTTAATTACATAGCAATCTTTGCAAGTGTAATTATCGCATAAACCGCATTTCCATGCGCTGCTGAGCCAGCCGTGGCATTCTTCAGTGGTGCATTTACGGGTAAATTGTTTGCGCGCTTTTGCAATGTCATCTTCTACTTCTCCACCAGCTGCAATAATTTCAGCGCGTGTTTGTTCACCACGAAGAAGGCGAGTGCGTTCTGAATTTTGTTGAGCATATAGTTCATATAATTGCTCGCGCTCTTTTTCTAGTTCACGAATTTGCCTATTAATTGGATCTAGAACTTCGTGCGTCATCTTATAGCCACGTGTAATACGTTCCGCTTTAATTTGTGCAGCAGGTAGGTAGGACTCTTCGCGTGCCCATAGAACTTTTGCACGATGATCTGCATAAGTAGTGTTCATATATACTTTGGTGAAAGTTGTTTGGAGAAACATACGGTCAAATCCATGTTTGCAATGGAGGCAGTGGGGATCATCAGTTGTTTCAATTAGATAGCGTTGCATGCATTTAGAGCATGTTTCGGCGTGGCACGAAGGGCATGGAATAGCCTTTCGTAGGACAGCTGTATATGGTTCTAGACATACAGGACATGGATCATGTTCAGCAACAACTGATTCAGTCTCTTC